TCACCATGCTACTTTGCTCCATCCTTTGCCTCGGTCGTCATGATAACGATCGGTTTGTTGTTGTGTTTTGTGACCAAGTAGTTTTTGTGTATCTAACCCCTGTTCTTTATACAGGCGTTCAGATAACGACCTTTGCTCATGGAATGTTGCAGGTGAACCTTTCCCCCAGTCAATTCCTGCTAAGTCCCTCGCTTTACTGAAATTCATCGTCAATGTGTTAGATTTAACCTGTGTTCCACGTTCAGCCTGTGAAGTCGTACGGGAAAAATGTACAAGGTATGGGCTGACTGCATAGTCACGGCAGCGGGCTACTACATCGCGTAAACTCCAGTTAATCGCATTGAGGTGAAGAGAAAGAGGAATTGCGATTTTGCTCCCGGTCTTTTCCTGAATGACGTGAAGATGATCCTCCCAAATATCACTAAATTTCATTTTGGATATATCTCCCAAACGCTGCCCAGTGACTAAAGCTAGGAGCATGGCATTTCCCATGTAACGATGAGTGGCGTCTGCGATATCGAATATTTTTTGCCATTCTTCCAGGCTGAGGCGTTGACGGGTAATTTTTCTTCTTGGTTGTTTAGTGGCTAATGCTGGGTTATAGCCAGGCGGAACTTCGCCGTAATGCTGTGCTTCCTTAAACACATCGATCAATACAGACCTTACGACTTGGGCCATTCTCGGCTGTCCCGCAGAGATATACTCTTCAAGCAATTGTGCTATATCTCTGACATCAACGGCCGAGATCAACTTCATTCCTGCTCTTTCCCTGAGCAAGGATACTGGTTTGGCTTTCTGCTTATAGGTGTTGAGTCTTATATCACCACTTTTCAGCCTATCGTCTTGGATAGCCTGGTAACGGTCTAACCATGTAGATGTTGTGATCGCTTTTCCTTTGCTGGTTGCGATCCTGTCACTGATAGCCAGAATCTGCCGGGTTCTTTGTTCAGCCAGTCGAGTGTTGGCCTCAGTGGCAATAGCGATAGCTTCAGCTTCGTTTGTTCCCAAAGCATGGAATTTTCCTGTTACTGGATGCTTATACCGCCAATAGACTTTATTTACCTTTCGGCTATAAAGCGGATATAAGTTAGGGACTGAAACATTATTCTTACGCGGTCTGGCTGCCATCACTCAAAATCCGTTGCAAAAGTAATGAGTCATTTTTCTTAATTACTGGTGTTACCAGCTCTCCAACTAACTCGGCGTCCTCACGCACTCGCCATAACCGGCCTTGTTTCATGGCCGGTGGACAAAATAAATTCTGCTTAGCATAACGACGCAATGTGGACACACTTGGAGGATTACTTCTGTATTTTTCAGAAGCCCATTCTTCAAGAGTTAACATTTGAAGCATATGCGATCACCTTATTACTTCACTAACTGTTCAGTCTCTGCATATCGACCCTGCAAGGTCGATTAGTTTCTCCACAAAACAGAGAAGAACACCTGCGGTGGCAGCCGCCCGGATGGATTGGGTTATGAGCCCGTCGTCCGGTGATGCTCTTCTCTGTTTTGTAAAAAGGACGGTACCAGCCGGAAGCAAGGGTACAAACTGGTACCGCCAGGACTACACACAGCATAAAGTTGTGGTGCCGGGTGCCTCCCGGTGCCTGGCGAAGGTTGCACACCAGGCGGGTGGGTATCCACAGAAGGTCGACTGTCAGCCTCAACCTTAACCCGCGTGCGCTGAGCCGCATTCACCACAACGCTAAGGATTCTCTCTGGTTGAAAATACTTAGCTGTTATGTGCCTGCTTTTAGCCACATCAGGCGAGGTGGACCTGGTTATTCCCCAACAACAAGGATTCGGTTAATCTGGTTATCCCCAACAACGCAAAAGGAAAAGAAATGTCCGGTAATATCTACACGCTGTACAAATCCCACTGTGAAAATGTTGGAAAGTATCGGGGCATTGAAATCAGTGGGGTAGTGTCATCAGTCGAAATAAGCAAAGTTGAATCAAGGGCAACATTACTTACTCTTCTGGACCTTGTCTTACATGAGCACCGGAAGAAATTCGGCACTCCCTATAATCAGTTGAATGGGAAAAAGGCTCTGGTTCACCTTATTCTGATGAAGCATCACTGGATGCCAAAACAGATTAATGAGATGAAATTTGATGAACTTCTTCTTTCAATTCAGGATGAACTCACACTTGATAAAATAAGCGTAACCGCCCAGAAATTTTTAGATTATCGAGACTGGAGATCACAAATTCATCACTTTGATGATTTTGACGAAAATGAATGGGATCCTAATTTGTCTGCACAATATCTAAAGTAACATCCTGTGATAAAACCGTGATTTCCTGATCCAGTTTTTTTAAGGAGTCTATTGTTTCCTGTCGATAAGACAGCACTTCACGAAGCTGGTTTATAGCTGCCAGCTTCTTTGTCATCCACTCATAAATTTCCTCATCTGTGTAGCCAGGCGCGACGATTTTGGGTTCTGTTTTGTGCATTTCACACCTCCTCAAGTTATCAGTTACTTGTTGATGGGGACCAGATTGTTAAAGAGCTAAGCGTCCTGTAGGGCGCTTTTTTGTTGCTAACGAATCATCCTGGACTTCATATGCCCCAGGCGGCTACTTCGTGGGCGTCCTGCCTGTTCGTTGTTTTAACATCTTTAAGTTGTAATTTAGTTGTGGTTTTGAATATTGTCAACAACTTTATGTGGTTTGAACGAGTAGCCAAGGAGTGCAAGGATTATCAAAAAAAGGAGGTTGTATGGAAGACGCGCTTTACGCTTTTAATTACACACAGAACCGGGACAAGTTATTTGCTAACTTGATTAGCATCATTGATGGAATCATTGCAGATGGAGTTGTCCGTGAAGAGGAGGTTCTTTACTTAGATACATGGTTACTTGAAGCAAAGCAGATTATCAATAATGGAGTTATAAAAAGTCTATCAGCACGGGTGTCGGATATTCTTGCGGATGGAATAATCACATCAGAAGAACGTGATGACCTTAAAAATAGCCTTCTCCAAATACAGAGGGAAATTCTTGATATCCCTGAAATTGATTTTTACTCCAAGGATGTAGATGTCCATTTACTTAATGGACTATGTAAAGGATTAATTGCTGATCGGAACTTAACTCAAGAAGAAATAAGATATCTTAATTGGTGGCTTGAGCAAAATGGAGCTTTGAAGAACAACTACCCAGGAAAAAAACTTTATGCACTTGTAAAGGAAATTCTTAAAGATGGGGTTATTACTGAAGATGAGAGTTTAACTCTACATAAGGCATTAGTAGACTTCACAGGATGTGACTTGGAAAGTGGGGTGGTGGATGGTTTGGCGACCAGGCTGCCTATTGATGTAGGGGCTTCGATAGAGTTAGAGGGTAAAACCTATTGTCTTACAGGCACTTTTGTTGCAGGAAAGAGAGCCGTAGTTGAAAATTTGATTAAAAATGCTGGTGGGAACATCAGTAGTGGAATTACTCAAAAGTTGGATTTTTTAGTAATTGGGACGCTTTCCTCCCGTGATTGGAAATTCTCAAGTCACGGAAGGAAGATCGAAAAAGCTATATCTTATAGGGATGATAATGGTGCAAAACTTAAAATTATTTCTGAAGAAATGCTTTTCGATGCATTACCAAGTTCGCGATGACCAGAATACCCTACCTATAACATGAATTCTGGCTCGTCTATCTTCAAAGGTGAGTATTTCATCTGGGTACTCATCTTTGTTGAAGCTTCTAAGAATCAAGCCACCGTCAGGTAAGTTGATAAGTATTTTAACCCTTAGCAATACACCATCTCGTACGGCATAAAGATCGCCATCACGAATAGGAACGGTTTGAGAAATATCAACGGCAACAAGATCTCCATTATTGAGAACCGGTAATAAACTGTTCCCCCATATTTTTACGATCTTGGCATTAGATGCACATACGCCAGATTTTCTCAAATCTGCTCTTCTTAACGGAAACCAGTCAATAGCTGATTCAACTATTTCAGCCAGACATCCGTTACCTGCCGATAACTCGACATCTAAAACAGGAATGTTTACGAAAATATCTGGGTCTAATGCGGTGCTTTCTGCTTCTTTTACAACAAGATCAGGTATGGATGCGTTGTCTTCAATACCAAGTTGTAACCACTTTTGTGATACACCTAAAACTTTTGCAATTTCTTTAATTTTGCGCGGTTGTAGAGTTTCGCCATTCTCTATTTTGGCTACAGATTGTTGTGAAAGTCCAATTTTTTCAGCTAGTTGAGCTTGGCTCATGCCAGCTTTCTCTCTACCTATCTTTAATCGTTCTGCCAGTGTTTTCACAACATATCCCTCTCTTTTTTGATGAGGTTACAACTTTATGTTTTAGCTTTCCAACACCTAAAAGTTGTGATAAAAGTTGTTAATGTTGTATTCTTGCAACTCGTAACAACTTAACTACCTAAAAAGGAGAAAGCTATGACACCTGAGCAATTAGCCTTATCGGAGGCAATCGCTCTGGCTGGTGGTCAATCAGAATTGGCTCGGAAGCTCACAGCCAGCAGCGGTCATTTAGTAAAGCAACAACATGTCTGGAACTGGTTGAACAGAGAAAAGCGTCCCCCTGCAAAGCTCTCGATATTCATTGAAAAGACCACTGGCATATCAAAAGAAAAATTACGTCCAGATATTTTTCAAAAGATTAAAGATTCATCAGATGAAAAGTAACCACAGTTTTAAGGAGATAGCCGTGGGTAAGCATCACTGGAAAGTAGAAAAACAGCCTAAGTGGTACGTGAAAGCTGTCAGAAAAACTATCGCAGCGTTGCCGGGGGGTTACGCTGAAGCTGCTGACTGGCTGGATGTAACAGAGAACGCATTATTTAACCGCCTTCGTGCCGATGGCGATCAGATTTTCCCGCTGGGATGGGCAATGATTTTGCAACGTGCTGGTGGAACTCACTTCATTGCTGACGCTGTGGCGCAGTCTGCAAATGGCGTCTTTGTGTCTCTTCCTGACGTCGAGGATGTGGACAACGCCGATATCAACCAGCGCCTGCTGGAGGTCATTGAACAGATCGGCAGTTATTCAAAACAGATTCGTTCAGCAATTGAAGACGGTGTAGTGGAACCGCATGAGAAGACAGCAATTAACGACGAGCTGTACCTCTCAATTTCGAAGCTGCAGGAGCATGCAGCACTGGTCTACAAAATTTTTTGCATTTCAGAAAGTAATGACGCCCGCGAGTGTGCAGCTCCGGGCGCCGTGGCGTGTCGTGACTGTGGAGAAACTAACGCATGAACAGTTTAACAACACACTACCGTCGCTCGCAACTGATTGCGCTTCCGGTTCCGGGTGGAAAAGCGAAGGTGGAGTATTGCTATGCAGTGAATGTACCAGGTGACAGGGAAATTGTAACCCACAGCTTTGCAGAGTGGGCTGTGGGTGATTTCAACCGGCAGAAGGAGACAGTCCTTTGCGACAAGTTAACCGCTGGTTCAAAGATCACTACGGAGTGCCCGTCAGAGTCATTCGTTGGGAACCGGAAACACAACGGGTTATCTACCTCCGCGAAGGTTATGAGCATGAATGCTTCAGTCCGCTCGAACAGTTTCGTCGTAAATTCAGGGAAATAGAGGTCGGTCATGAGCACTAAATTAACCGGCTATGTATGGGATGGTTGCGCTGCATCAGGCATGAAGTTATCCAGCGTGGCAATTATGGCCCGCCTGGCTGATTTCAGTAATGACGAAGGTGTGTGCTGGCCATCAATTGAAACCATTGCCTGTCAGATTGGCGCGGGGATGAGTACCGTCAGAACGGCTATCGCACGGCTGGAAGCAGAAGGCTGGTTAACGCGTAAGGCGCGTCGCCAGGGTAACCGCAATGCGTCGAATGTTTATCAGCTTAACGTTGCGAAGCTTCAGGCAGCGGCATTTTCTCAACTGTCAGATTCTGACCCGTCAAAATCTGACGCATCAAAATCTGACCCGTCAAAATTTGATGCGTCGAAATCTGGCAAAAAAGCAGGTTTTCACCCGTCAGAATCTGGCGGGGATCCGTCAGTAAAATCAAAACATGATCCGTCAGATAAAAAACCTTCTCGTCCGGACGCTTCGCAACCGGACACGCAGACGGCTGAACAGGATTTTTTAACTCGCCATCCTGATGCGGTTGTATTCAGCCCTAAAAAGCGCCAGTGGGGGACGCAGGATGATTTGACCTGCGCACAGTGGCTCTGGAAAAAAATCATCGCCCTGTACGAGCAGGCTGCCGAATGTGACGGCGAGGTGGTTCGTCCCAAAGAACCGAACTGGACAGCCTGGGCAAACGAAATTCGCCTGATGTGTGTGCAGGATGGTCGTACTCACAAACAAATCTGCGAGATGTACAGCCGCGTCAGCCGCGATCCGTTCTGGTGCCGTAACGTGCTCAGCCCGTCGAAGCTGCGGGAAAAATGGGATGAGCTTTCCCTGCGCTTATCGCCGTCCGTAAGCACGTACACCGAAAAACGCGAAGACCCGTACTTCAAATCCAGTTACGACAATGTGGACTACAGCCAGATCCCGGCAGGATTCAGGGGGTGATCATGAGTCTGTTAAATGACGTTCAGAAATTCATTGAAGCCCATCCGGGGTGTACTTCCGGAGACATTGCGGATGCTTTTGCTGGTTACTCACGGCAGCGCGTTCTGCAGTCAGCAAGCAAGTTACGTCAGAGTGGACGTGTGGCTCACCGTTGTGAAGGAGATACACGCAGACATTTCCCGCGCCTGACTGAGAGAGCGCAGGAGCCGGAACCACAACCAGTTCGTGAAACCAGACCTGTGCGTAATTTCTATGTCGGCACTAACGATCCCCGGGTGATTTTGTGCCTGACCCGCCAGGCGGAAGAACTGGAGTCCAGGGGCTTATACCGTCGTGCTGCAACCGTGTGGATGGCGGCATTCCGTGAAAGCCACTCCCAGCCAGAACGAAACAATTTTCTGGCGCGTCGTGAGCGGTGCTTACGGAAAAGCAGCAAGCGCGCTGCATCGGGTGAAGAGTGGTATCTGTCAGGGAATTACGTGGGGGCTTAATGACGACGTTAACTCAATGCCAGCAGCAGGTGCTGGATATGCTGATTTCTTATCAGAAAGAACGTGGCTTCCCACCAACCAATCAGGAGGTGGCAACCATGCTGGGATACCGTTCGGTGAATGCAGCGGTGGAGCATCTTCGTGCTCTGGAGAAAAAAGGCGTCATCACGATAAAGCGTGGCGTGGCCCGGGGGATAACGCTTCATACCGCGGTGAAGGACGACGACAGCGAGGCGGTCGGGATTATCCGCTCACTGCTTGCCGGTGAGGAAAACGCCAGGCTGCGTGCAGCCCACTGGTTACATGAGAGGGGCCTGAAAGTATGAAGCTTATTCTGCCTTTTCCGCCCAGCGTGAACACGTACTGGCGACACCCCAACAAAGGGGCGTTTGCTGGTAAGAGCCTGATAAGCACGGCGGGGCGAAAATTCCAGAGCGCGGCGTGCGCAGCAATAGTTGAGCAGTTACGTCGTCTGCCGAAACCAACGTCGGCACCTGCTGCAGTGGAGATCGTGTTGTTTCCACCGGATAACCGGATCCGCGATCTGGACAACTATAACAAGGCGCTGTTTGACGCCCTGACCCACGCGGGTGTGTGGGAAGACGACAGTCAGGTGAAAAGAATGCTGGTGGAGTGGGGACCGGTTATCCCGGAAGGGAAGGTCGAGATCACTATCAGTAAGTACGAGAAAACGGCGGGTGCAGCCGCCTGATTAAGAGGAGAAACGAAGTATGAATAATCTGATGGTCATTGATGGTATTGAAGTTCGTCGTGATGCTTATGGTCGTTACAGCCTGAACGATCTGCACAGGGCTGCCGGTTCTCTGGATAAGCATAAGCCTGCATTCTGGCTCCGCAATGAGCAAACTGAACGTTTAATAAGCGAGTTGCAGATTTGCAACTCGGTCAATATAGAGCCAGTTAACGTTATTCGTGGCGGAAATAACCAGGGGACGTATGTCTGCAAAGAACTGGTGTATGCCTATGCAATGTGGATCAGCCCGTCATTCCATCTGAAGGTGATCCGTACTTTCGATATGGTAACCAGTGCACCGGAAAAATTATCCGGACAGGCTGCTGACAAGATGCAGGCTGGTGTGATTCTGCTGGACTTTATGCGTCGGGAGTTAAACCTGTCTAACTCATCTGTGCTTGGGGCCTGTCAGAAACTCCAGGAGGCTGTTGGCTTACCGAATCTGGCACCGCGCTATGCCATTGATGCTCCTGCTGACGCGCCTGATGGCTCAAGTCGCCCGACACTGTCACTGAGTGCACTGCTGAAACAGTATGGTATCCGCCTGACGGCTAATCAGGCATATCACCAGATGGTGAAGCTGGGGATCGTCGAGCAGCGCGAACGATACAGCCGTACCGCGATTAACAACATCAAAAAATTCTGGTCGCTGACAGCGAAAGGCTGCATGTTCGGCAAGAACATCACCAGTCCCGCAAATCCGCGCGAGACGCAGCCGCATTTCTTCGAATCCCGATTCCCTGAGCTGTTAAAGCTGCTCGATACCGTTCATTGAGGTGACCGTGAGAGCACTACTGACCCCTGAAATTGCCCCGCGTATGGGGATCGTATTGTTCAGGCCAGGTTCAGAGCTGATGCCCTTGTTTATGCAGGGGCGTGTCCTGCTGGAGCCTGAGCCGGAACGTTATTCATCTTTCGCCAGTGGTGCTGTTCCGGCGGCATCACAACCGCTGGCGGATGCTCCTGCCGTTCGGGCCGTGTTCCGCAATGAGGCAGTGATCCGTCGTGCTGGTGGCGTGGAATGTCTTGAAAGCTGGTTACTTCGTGAAAAAGGCTGCCAGTGGCCTCATTCCGACTGGCACAGCGAGAACATGACCACAATGCGACACGCTCCGGGCGCAATCCGTCTGTGCTGGCACTGCGATAACCAGCTGCGCGATCAGTTCACGGAACGGCTGGAATCAATGGCAACGGATAACTGTGCCCGCTGGGTGTTGTCTGTTGTGCGTCGGGATCTCGGTTTTGATGATAGTCACGTTGTGACAATGCCGGAACTGTGCTGGTGGCTGATTCGTAATGATCTGGCAGATGCCTTACCGGAAAGTGCAGCCCGTAAGGCACTGAGATTACCGAAGCCTGTTGTGCAGTCTGTCACCCGGGAAAGTGACCTTGTGCCTTCGGTTCCTGCCACCAGCATCATCCAGGATAAGGCGAAAAAGGTGCTGGCGCTGAAAGTGGATCCGGAGTCGCCGGAGTCTTTTATGTTACGCCCCAAACGTCGCCGCTGGGTTAATGAAAAGTACACGCGCTGGGTTAAGACACAGCCGTGTGCATGTTGTGGAAAGCCTGCTGATGATCCCCACCACCTGATAGGTCACGGTCAGGGTGGAATGGGTACAAAAGCGCATGACCTCTTTGTGTTGCCTTTGTGCAGAAAGCATCACGACGAGCTGCATGCGGATACCGTGGCATTTGAAGAGAAGTATGGCTCCCAGCTGGAGCTGATATTTCGTTTTATCGATCGTGCGCTGGCAATAGGCGTACTGGCGTAAGTGGAGAATGCTAAATGATTAATCCTTCTGAAGTTGGCAAATCAGGTGAAATGGTTCGCCTTCGTACTCTGGAAAGTATCTGGATACAAGGCAAGTTGCGCATGTGGGGCCGCTGGTCTTATATCGGCGGTGGTAGTGGTGGAAACATGTTTAACCAGCTTCTGGCATCCGGGAAAATCACCAAGACAGCTATCAATGAAGCGCTACGCCGGATGAAGATAGCGGGTATCACCAAGCCTGAACTTGAAGCGTACCTGCGTGAAATTCTCAACAGCAAAAATAAAAGCGGCCTGGCGTTCTGTTCAGATGAAGAAGGGTTGTTAGTGGACGGTGTCATTGCTTCAGTACTGATGAATGATGACTACCGATCGCTCTATAGCGTGATTGTTGACCGGTATCGTCTTCGTAAGAGCAAGTTGCAGATGGCCAATGAACTGCAGGCTAAACATCCTGACTGGCCGCTGATCACCTGTCGTCGACGCATTGACACTTGGCTAAGTCTTGCAGAATCGATCCTGTACGCTCCAGTTTGTGACGCATTCGGCACAAATAGCGACAGATTTAAGTTGCAGAGTGAGCAAGAAAGTGCTTAAATTGTGGTAGGCTCGGGACGTTAAAGCGAACTGAGCAACACAACATTAAGAGCCCGCCATTGAGCGGGTTTTTTTGTTATGATTCCTCTGAAACTCAGGAGGCTTCATGACTTGGCAAAACGTACCGTACGCTTTCGAAAAAACTACTGGCGAGTTGACCTTGGTAATAGAAAAATTACCGCCAATTGAAATCAGTTCTTCCTTTCCTTTTGAAACACTCATTACTGCTCTTGCAGGCGTTATTGCCGCAGGAATAACTGGTTGGGTTGCATACAGGGCAATCAAAGAAAATTTTGCCTTAGCCACATTACAGGCTCACTTGAATACTAATAAAGAATTGGCGCAACAAATACGTTTTGCTGGCGCTGAGCATGTGACAGACGTAATTATGTTGGCCAGCACATTTGAGCAATGGCATCTGGTCGGAAATAAGAATATGGATATATTGGCTAAGGGTGTTTTCCCTGAGGAGATTCAAGTTCCAATAAAGGCCGCTGAAATAAGTAAAAATAAATTACTTCTATTAATAAGGCCTGATGAGGAAGGTTGTAAGTTGATAACCCTGACGGCAGATCTTCAAAAAGCGCTAAAAGTATGTTTTACAAAAGGGTATTTTACTCCGGAAGAAAAAAAGTCATTTATTGATGCACAAAACGCCTTTATTTTTGGGTGTCATGAGTATATCAATCAAAGTTTATCTTAAAAAAACTATACCTTACCAAGGCCGCCTTAATGCGGCCTTTTTTGTTTCCCCTCGTTCTGAGAGGACCAACAGCAATTAAGAGGGGGCTAAATGTCCGATCCGATTTCCGGTACTGGGCTGGCTGGTGGTGCCCTGACGGGTGCCAGTGTTTATGGACTGCTGACCGGAACTGATTACGGCGTTGTATTTGGCGCATTTGCAGGGGCTGTATTCTACATAGCAACAGCTGCAGATCTGAGTGCATCGCGCCGACTGGCATATTTTATCGTGTCATATATTGCCGGGATTCTTTGCTCTGGGTTGGTTGGCTCCAAGCTGGCGAACTTGACCGGATACAGTGATAAACCTCTGGATGCTATTGGTGCCGTAATCGTCTCTGCTTTAGCCGTTAAAATCCTGACGTTCCTGAATAATCAGGATATCGGCTCGCTGGTGGCGCTCATAACGCGCCGGGGAGGTTCAGGTGGAGCTAAATGACCCGACAGCAACTATAAATGCGCTGTTATGTGCTTGTGTTGTTATTACTCTGATGTTTTATCGTCGTGGTGATTCGCGGCATCGTCCTTGGGTTTCACGTTTAGCCTGGCTGATTACTGTTACATACAGTGCTGTTCCGTTGGCCTATCTCTGTGGGATTTATCCCCATTCCTCATGGCCCATTATCGTGGCGAACACTATTTTTCTTTCCGTGCTGGTGGCTGTCAGAGGCAACGTTGCACGTCTGGTTGATCATCTGAGGCACTAATGAACCAACAATTATTTCAAAAGGCGGCTGGTATTAGCGCCGGGCTGGCTGCGCGCTGGTTTCCGCACATTGATGCGGCGATGAAGGAATTCGGCATTACAGCACCAGCGGATCAGGCAATGTTTATCGCTCAGGTAGGCCATGAGTCGATGGGGTTTAGCGCCGTAGTTGAAAATCTTAACTACACACCATCTGCGCTTGTGGCGACGTTCGGAAAGAGGATCACACAGCAGCAGGCTGATGCCCTTGGCAGAACATCCGGACATGCAGCTCGTCAGGATGCTATTGCCAATCTGGTGTATAGCAACCGACTGGGTAACAAAGCACCAGGTGATGGCTGGAAATATCGTGGTAGAGGATTAATTCAAATCACTGGCCTCCATAATTATCGCATCTGTGGCGCGGCGCTGAAGTTAGATCTGGTGACTTCACCTGAACAACTGGAACAGGAACTACAGGCTGCGCGCTCAGCTGCATGGTTCTACACCTCTAAAGGTTGCATGATCTACGGTGCCGATATTAACCGTGTTACGCGCATCATTAACGGCGGTTTGAACGGTATTGAGGATCGTAAGGTCCGATACAACAAGGCGCGGGCGGCGCTGCTGGTATGAAGATGAGTTATTGGGCGCTCATTTTAACGTTTATTGCTTGTGTCGCTGGTGGTCTTGTCTGGTCAGCGAATCACTATCATGGAAAGTTTCTGGAGGAGCAGAAGCGTGCTGATGCTGCGGAACAGCGAGCTGATTCTACTGAGGCTATCACCGCGAATGTTCTGCGTACTATGGCAATAACGAACATCATTCAGGAGGCGAATCAACATGCAAAACAGCAGATCGCACTGGAGTCACAGAGAACCCAGGAAGATATCAAAGTGGCTGTTGCGGATGATGATTGTGCTTCACGTCCTGTGCCTGCTGCCGCTGCTGACCGGTTGCGGAAGTACGCGAACAGTTTACGTCCAGGTTCCGGTAGTTCCGTTACCAGCCAGCCTGACGGCTGAAACCCCTCAGCCTGATTTACCTGATCATTTTACGTGGGGCTCGAGCTTAGATCTGAATGTCGCCTTGTTGTCTGCATTGGCGCAGTGTAATACCGATAAAGCTGACATCAGAAGGATTGAAGTTGAGCGTGGTCACATTATGCAAAAAAAATGATGTTAACTTTGTTTTGTTCCTTGATTTGATATGTGATGGCCCAATAGATACAAAGCACCTGATTTTGGTGACTCTTTTAAAGGGCTTTACACATGAAAGATGGTATCTATTTTGTTGTTTTCAGAAGCAATCAACGTGATTTTGGTAATGGTACCGTAGTTGTCAAAAACAATGCAGTAAACGGCGGAGATTTTGGTTTTACGTATCAGGGAAAAATTGACGGTAGCCAACTTATTCTGCGCGTATCGCAGCATGATTTAAATGTCACCTCGGTTTTCCCTGGGGTAAAGAACTTTGAATTGAGTCTTTCTTTGCAGGAACGAGGACGTGATTACCTGTTAAATGGATCTGTGGTCGGAATGCCTCAGATGCAAATTTCAATTAGTGCAAAATACATTGGTGATCTGATTTAGTTTATCGAGATGATAATTGAACCGCCTCCGGGCGGTTTTTTATTGCCATTTCTATGGTCTGTTCCATCGTAATAACTTAAAGGGAAGCATTAATGCCGCCACGAACCCCGAAAGCCTGCCGTGTTCGCGGCTGCCGCCATACCACTACTGACCCTTCAGGCTACTGCGAAAGCCACAAAAGCGAAGGCTGGAAGCAATACAAACCTGGACAATCCCGTCATCAGCGCGGCTACGGTTCGAAGTGGGACAGTATCCGCGCGCGTGTTCTGAAGCGTGACAAAGGCCTGTGTCAATTATGTCTGCGTGCTGGTGTGGTGCGTGAGGCGAAAACTGTTGACCACATCATCCCTAAAGCGCATGGCGGCACTGATGCTGACAGTAATCTGCAGAGTCTGTGCTGGCCGTGTCATAAGGCGAAGACGGCCCGTGAACGGTTAAAGTGATAATAATTCTCAACTGTCTGAGGGGAGGGGCGGGTCAAATCCCTGCAGCCTGACGTCTTCCGGACTGCCCGCCCCATCGTTTTTTTATACCCGCGAAAAATGAAATTTAACCAGGAGTGCCGCATATGGCTGGAACGGCGGGGCGTTCCGGGCGTCGCCCCAAGCCAACGGCGCGCAAGGCGCTGGCCGGAAACCCCGGCAAGCGAGCCCTGAATAAAGATGAACCTGTTTTTACGCCCATCAAAGGTGTTGAGCCACCGGAGTGGTTCGCTGAAGAAGATCTCCCTCTCGCCACGATCATGTGGCAATTGACAACTAAAGAACTTTGCGGTCAGGGCCTGCTGTGCGTGACTGACCTCGCGGTGCTTGAGCGGTGGTGTGTGGCCTATGAGTTCTGGCGACGTGCCGTGAAAAATATTGCCAGACAGGGCAACACCATCACCGGTGCAATGGGCGGTATGGTCAAAAATCCTGAGCTGACCGCCAAAAAAGAACAGGAGTCCGAGATGAGCAGCACGGGGGCAATGCTCGGACTCGACCCCAGCAGCCGCCAGCGTCTGATTGGCCTGGCGGGGCAGAAGAAAGCTACTAACCCGTTTCTGAAAATCATCGAATCATGAGCCGGAAATCTTACCCCAACGTAAATGCTGCCAATCAGTATGCCCGGGATGTCGTTCGCGGAAAGATTGTGGCCTGCCAGTTTGTGATTCAGGCCTGCCAGCGCCATCTTGATGACCTGATGGCGGAAAAAAGTAAGTCGTTTCGTTACCGCTTCGACAAGGACCTGGCTGAACGGGCCGCCAAATTTATTCAGCTGTTGCCGCACACCAAGGGTGAGTGGGCATTCAAGAGGATGCCCATCACGCTGGAGCCGTGGCAGCTCTTTGTGATCTGCTGTGCGTTTGGCTGGGTCAATAAAGGCTCCCGGCAGCGCCGCTTCCGGGAGGTGTATACCGAAATCCCCCGTAAGAACGGCAAATCGGCAATCTCTGCCGGTGTCGCCCTGTATTGTTTTGCCTGTGATAACGAGTTTGGCGCGGAAGTGTATTCCGGTGCCACGACAGAGAAACAGGCGTGGGAAGTCTTTCGCCCGGCGCGACTGATGTGTAAACGCACGCCCATGCTGACGGAAGCGTTCGGGATTGAGGTTAACGCCTCAAACATGAACCGTCCGGAGGATGGCGCGCGGTTTGAACCGCTGATCGGTAACCCCGGTGATGGATCATCACCCCACTGTGCGGTGGTGGATGAATATCACGAGCACGCCACCGATGCGCTTTACACCACGATGCTTACCGGGATGGGGGCGCGACGTCAGCCACTGATGTGGGCCATTACTACTGCCGGGTACAACATTGAGGGGCCGTGCTACGACAAGCGGCGGGAAGTCATCGAGATGCTCAACGGCTCGGTGCCCAACGATGAACTGTTCGGGATCATCTATACCGTTGATGAAGGTGACGACTGGACCGACCCGCAGGTGCTGGAAAAAGCCAATCCAAATATTGGCGTGTCGGTTTATCGCGAATTTTTGTTAAGTCAGCAGCAGCGTGCGAAAAATAACGCCCGTCTGGCAAACGTCTTTAAAACAAAACACCTCAATATCTGGGTGTCGGCGCGTTCGGCGTATTTCAACCTGGTGAGCTGGCAGAGCTGCGAGGATAAATCACTGACCCTTGAGCAGTTCGAGGGGCAGCCGTGCATTCTGGCCTTTGACCTAGCGCGTAAGCTGGATATGAACAGCATGGCGCGACTTTATACCCGCGAGATTGACGGTAAAACGCATTACTACAGTGTGGCCCCGCGTTTCTGGGTACCGTATGACACGGTGTACAGCGTCGAGAAAAATGAAGATCGCCGGACAGCCGAACGCTTTCAGAAATGGGTGGAAATGGGCGTCCTGACCGTTACCGATGGTGCAGAGGTGGATTATCGCTACATCCTCGAAGAGGCCAAAGCAGCGAACAAAATCAGCCCGGTCAGCGAGTCACCCATCGACCCCTTCGGGGCGACCGGGCTGTCACATGACCTTGCTGATGAAGACCTGAATCCCATCACCATCATTCAGAACTACACCAACATGTCCGACCCGATGAAAGAGCTGGAAGCGGCAATTGAATCGGGGCGCTTTCATCATGACGGCAATCCCATCATGACCTGGTGTATCGGCAACGTGGTCGGCAAAACCATTCCGGGTAACGATGATGTGGTGAAGCCCGTCAAAGAGCAGGCGGAAAACAAAATCGATGGTGCAGTTGCGCTGATTATGGCGGTTGGCAGAGCCATGCTGTATGAGAAAGAAGACACGCTGTCCGACCACATTGAGTCCTACGGGATCCGCTCGCTTTAACTGAGGTAATTATGATCATGCTGATTCTCGCGCCTCTGGTGGGCGTGCTGGGGGTGCTTTTGCTGGCGTATGGTGCCTGGCTGATTTATCCCCCGGCGGGGTTTGTTGTTGCCGGGGCGTTGTGCCTGTTCTGGTCGTGGCTGGTAGCGCGATATCTCGACCGTACACAGATGTCTGTTGGTGGAGGTAAATAGTGTTCTTTTCGGGATTATTTCAACGAAAAAGTGACGCACCGGTGACCACGCCAGCAGAGCTGGTGGATGCTATCGGGCTGTCATACGACACCTATACCGGAAAGCAGATCAGCAGCCAGAGGGCCATGCGACTGACGGCGGTTTTTTCCTGCGTCAGGGTGCTGGCGGAGTCGGTCGGGATGTTGCCCTGCAACCTGTATCACCTGAACGGCAGCCTGAAGCAGAGAGCCACTGGCGAACGTCTGCATAAGCTGATCTCCACGCATCCCAATGGCTATATGACGCCGCAGGAGTTCTGGGAGCTGGTGGTCACCTGTCTGTGCCTGCGGGGAAACTTTTACGCCTACAAAGTGAAAGCATTTGGCGAAGTGGCTGAACTGCTGCCCGTCGATCCCGGCTGTGTGGTACCGAAGCTTAACAGTAGCTGGGAGCCGGTCTATCAGGTCACATTCCCGGATGGCTCCACGGATGTACTGAGCCAGGAGGATATCTGGCATGTGCGCACGCTGACGCTGGACGGACTGGTGGGGCTGAATCCCATCGCCTATGCCCGCGAGGCAATATCGCTGGCGGCAGCGACCGAAGAGCACGGGGCCAGACTGTTCAGCAATGGCGCGGTGACGTCGGGTGTGTTGCGTACAGAGCAGACGCTGTCAGATCAGGCTTACGAGCGCCTGAAGAAAGATTTTGAGGAGCGTCACACCGGGCTTGGCAATGCTCACCGCCCGATGATCCTTGAGATGGGGCTGGACTGGAAGTCGATGGCGCTGAACGCCGAGGACAGCCAGTTCCTGGAAACCCGCAAGTTTCAACTTGAAGAAATCTGTCGTCTGTTCCGGGTACCGTTGCACATGGTGCAGAACACCGATCGCGCCACCTTCAACAATATCGAAGAACTGGGGCTCGGATTTATCAACTATTCACTGGTGCCGTATCTGACCCGCATCGAACAGCGGATCAACACCGGACTGGTACGAAAAAGTAAGCAGGGCGTTTATTACGCCAAATTTAACGCCGGGGCGTTACTGCGCGGGGATATGAAGTCCCGTTTTGAAGCCTACGCCACCGGGATTAACTGGGGAATTTACTCTCCCAATGACTGCCGCGACCTGGAAGATATGAATCCGCGTCCCGGTGGTGATGTCTATCTCACACCGATGAACATGACCACGAAACCCTCCGATGGCAGTAAAGCCGGTAAGCAGAAGGATAACGCCAATGCAGACGAAACAACGTCTTGATGTACCGCTGAGTCTGAAATCTGTCAGTGACTCCGGTGAGTTTGAAGGGTATGGCTCCGTCTTTGGTGTAAAGGACAGCCACGATGATGTGGTGATGTCCGGGGCATTTGCTGCTTCCCTGCGGGCGTGGAGTGACAGAAAAGCGTTACCTGCGCTGCTCTGGCAGCACCGCATGGATGAACCCATCGGTGTTTACACCGAAATGAAGGAAGACGATGTCGGGCTTTACGTCAGGGGACGGTTGCTTATTGATGATGATCCCCTCGCAAAACGCGCACATGCACACATGAAGGCCGGTTCGTTAACCGGCCTTTCTATTGGGTACGTCCTGAAAGACTGGGAATACGACCGGAGCAAAGAAGCCTTTCTGCTGAAAGAAATCGACCTCTGGGAAGTCAGCCTGGTGACGTTCCCGTCTAACGACGAGGCGCGGATCAGCGACGTCAAGAACGCACTGGCCCGCGGGGAAATCCCCGAACAGAAAAAAATCGAAAGAGTCCTGCGTGATGTCGGACTCTCCCGTACCCAGGCCAAAGCATTCATGGCCGGGGGCTATGGCGCACTGTCCCTGCGCGACGCTGAGGATGTGGGCTCTGCACTGAATGCACTGAAAAATCTGAACTTCTAATCAGGAGAAATACGATGGCGGTTGATATTAAAGATGTCGAACAGGTCGCGCAGGAGCTGCAGCAGAAGTTTGACGACTTCAAAGCAAAGAACGACAAGCGCGTGGATGCGATTGAGCAGGAAAAAGGCAAGCTTGCCGGGCAGGTGGAAACCCTGAACGGGAAACTCAGCGAGCTGGAAAACCTCAAAAGCGATCTTGAAAAAGAGCTGCTTGAGCTGAAACGTCCGGCAGGTGGTGCGCAAAATAAACTGGCCACCGAGCATAAAGAAGCGTTTGTGGGCTTCCTGCGTAAAGGCCGTGAAGATGGTCTGCGCGATCTGGAGCGCAAGGCATTACAGGTGGGCACCGATGAAGACGGCGGCTATGCCGTGCCGGAAGCACTGGATCGCAACATTCTCACCCTGCTGAAAGATGAAGTGGTGATGCGCCAGGAAGCCACGGTGATCACCGTTGGTGGTTCCGACTACAAAAAACTGGTGAATCTGGGCGGCACGGCTTCCGGATGGGTTGGCGAGACTGACGCGCGCTCCCAGACTGCCACCTCAAAACTGGGCCTGATTGAACCTTTCATGGGGGAAATCTACGGTAACCCGCAGGCCACCCAGAAAATGCTGGATGATGCCTTTTTCAACGTGGAAGCATGGATCAACAGCGAGCTGGCAACCGAATTTGCCGAACAGGAAGAAATTGCCTTTACCACCGGCGATGGTACCAAGAAGCCGAAAGGGTTCCTGGCGTATGAATCCACGGATGAAACCGATAAGGTCCGGGCGTTCGGCAAACTTCAGCATATTGTATCCGGCGACGCGACGGCGGTGACCGCAGACGCCATTATCAAACTGATTTACACGCTGCGTAAGGCACACCGCACCGGCGCGAAGTTCATGATGAACAACAATAGCCTGTTTGCCATCCGTCTGCTGAAAGACAGCGAGGGTAACTATCTGTGGCGTCCGGGGCTGGAGCTGGGGCAGCCGTCCTCTCTGGCGGGTTACGGTATCGCTGAAAACGAACAGATGCCGGATATCGCCGCTGATGCGAAAGCCATTGCATTTGGTAACTTCAAACGGGGTTACACCATCGTTGACCGTATCGGCACCCGCATTCTGCGTGACCCGTACACCAATAAACCGTTTGTCGGTTTTTATACCACCAAGCGCACCGGCGGGATGCTGGTCGATTCGCAGGCCATCAAACTGCTGAAGATTGCAGCGGCGTAATCACTCAGGGGCGCGGAACCGCGCCCCCTGTTCTGACGGGTGAAGAATCATGATCCTGAAACAAGATCTGAAATGGTCACCGGACGGTATGCGTGTTGAGGTCATTCGGGCCGGTGAGTATGACGACGGGGCGCTTCCTGCCCGGGTGCAGGAGATTGCACTTCAGGCCGGGTTAGCAGAGCGCGGAATCAGTGCAAAAAGCAGTAAAGCGGCAAAAGAGAAAAAAGCCACGACCAGTAAAGAGGGCTGAGTATGCTTCTGACAATGGAAGAGATTAAAGCCCAACTCCGGCTGGATGAGGATTTCGATGCTGATGACCGCCATCTGCAACTGCTGGCCTGTGCGGTGCAAAAGCGGACGGAAACGTATCTGAACCGGAAGCTCTATGCACCGGATGAAACCATTCCGGACAGCGATCCAGACGGGCTGCACCTGCCGGATGATATTCGCCTGGGGATGCTGATGCTTATCAGCCATTTTTACGAAAACCGCTCGTCGGTTACGGAAGTGGAGAAACTCGACATGCCGCAGAGTTTTGGCTGGCTTGTCGGCCCGTACAGGTACTTTCCGCAATGAAAATTCGTCAGGCGCAGACCAGCGCAACCTACATTCTGCCGGACCCCGGTGAACTGAATAAACGCGTCCTGATCCGCCAGCGGGTGGATATGCCCGCGGATAACTTTGGTGTGGAGTCTCAATACCCGGTTACGTTCCGGACATGGGCGAAGGTTATCCAGACCAGTGCCACCACCTGGCAGGAAACCGCGCAGACCGGGGACGCCATCACCCATTACATCACCATTCGCTACCGCCGGGGGATCACTGCTGATTATGAGGTGGTCTGTGATGACAGTGTGTACCGGGTGAAACGTCAGCGCGATCTGAACGGGGCGCGGCGCTTTCTGCTGCTGGAGTGTACGGAGCTGGGCGAATATAGGCAGAGTCATGGAGGCAACAATGACGACTTCCTTTTTGCACGTTGATTTTCAGCAGCCCGCGGAGATGCGCTTTAACCGCGCCCGTGTCCGGCGGGCGTTTGTCACGATTGGTCAGCGTCATATGCGTGATGCCCGTCGGCTGGTGATGCGCCGTGCGCGGTCGGCACCGGGTGAAAACCCCGGTTATCAGACCGGACGCCTGGCACGTTCGATTGGGTATATGGTACCCAGAGCCAGTAAACATCGCCCTGGTTTTATGGCACGTATAGCCCCTAACCAGCGTAATGGAGAGGGAAACCGCCGTATCACCGGTGATTTTTATCCGGCTTTTTTGTTCTATGGCGTGAGGCGAGGGGCAAAGCGTCGTCGCAGCCATCATCGTGGTGCATCCGGTGGCAGCGGCTGGCGACTGGCTCCACGTAATAACTTCATGGTGGAAACGCTTGAAAAGAACCGCAGCTGGACACGCTATTTTCTGGCGCGGGAATTACGTAAATCACTGAAGCCGGAGCGACGACGCAGATGAAACTGACGCCTGTTATTGCTGCGCTGCGTGCCCGCTGCCCGTATTTTGAAAACCGGGTGGCAGGCGCGGCACAGTTCAAAAATCTGCCGGAGGTCGGAAAGCTGAGACTCCCGGCGGCGTATGTGGTACCGGGTGATGACTCTCCGGGAGAAAACAAAAGCCAGACCGACTACTGGCAGGAGCTGAAAGAGGGTTTCTCCGTGGTTGTCATACTGAGTAACGGGCGTGATGAGCGCGGTCAGTTTGCCTCGTATGATGTGGTGGACGATGTCCGGCAGATGCTCTTTAAGGCCATGCTGGGCTGGAACCCGGAAGCGTGCGGTAACCCGATTACTTATGACGGCGGCACGCTGCTGGATCTGAATCGTCATGAGCTGATTTATCAGTTCGATTTTTCGGTCATCAGCGAGCTGACCGAAGACGATACCCGCCAGCAGGATGACCTGAACAGTCTGGATGAACTGCGAACGCTGGCGATTGATGTTGATTATCTCGATCCCGGTAACGGGCCTGACGGCGATATCGAACATCACACCGAAATAACCCTTCCTTCCTGAGAATCTTCATGTTTGTGAAACCTGTTAAAGGGCGGTCAGTTCCTGACCCTGCCCGCGGCGACCTTTTGCCCGCCGAGGGGCGAAATGTTGATGAGAACAACTACTGGCTGCGCCGTGAAGCAGCGGGTGATATCCGGCGCGTGAATAAAAAGGTGAATACCGATGACGATAAGCTTTAACACCATTCCGTCGAATACGCTGGTTCCGATTTTTTATGCGGAAATGGATAACTCGGCGGCGAATACTGCACAGGACAGCGGAGCATCGCTGCTGATTGGTCATGCCAATAACGGTGCAGAGATTGTTGCCAACAGTCTGGTGCTGATGCCATCGGCAGACTATGCACGCCAGATTTGTGGTGCGGGAAGTCAGCTGGCGCGTATGGTCGAGGCTTATCGCCAGACCGACCCGTTTGGTGAACTGTATGTGATTGCCGTTCCTGAATCCACGGGCGCGGCGGCAACAGTTACGCTGACGGTGACCGGCGCGGCAACCGAAACCGGCACGGTGAATGTTTATGTGGGACGTACCCGCGTGCAGGCACCGGTGACCAACGGCGATAACGTCGCGACGATTGCCAGCAGTATCAAAGATGCCATCAATGCCGTTCCGACCCTGCCGTTTACTGCCTCATCTTCGGCAGGCGTGGTCACACTGACCGCGCGTCATAAGGGGCTTTGCGGGAATGAAATTCCTGTCAGCCTCAATTACTACGGCTTTGGTGGGGGCGAAGTGCTGCCAGCGGGCGTACAGATTGCCGTGGCGACGGGTACCGCCGGAACGGGCGCTCCTGTTCTCACCGGCGCGGTGGCTGCAATGGCGGATGAGCCGTTTGATTATATCGGCCTGCCGTTCAACGACACAGCCTCCGTTAACACGCTGGTGACCGAGATGAACGATACCAGCGGTCGCTGGAGCTATGCGCGTCAGCTGTATGGTCATGTGTATACGGCAAAGATCGGCACGCTGTCAGAACTGGTGACCGCAGGTGACCAGTTTAACCAGCAGCACATTACCCTGGCGGGATACGAAAAAGAGACCCAGACGCCTGCCGACGAGCTGGCGGCAAGCCGTACCGCCCGCGCAGCGGTGTTTATTCGCAACGATCCGGCACGTCCCACGCAGACCGGTGAGCTGGTGGGTATGCTGCCTGCGCCGAAGGGGAAACGGTTCACGATGACCGAACAACAGACCCTGCTGTCTCATGGCGTGGCAACGGCGTATGTCGAAAGCGGGGTACTGCGCATTCAGCGTGATGTCACCACGTACAGGAAAAACGCTTACGGGGTTGCGGATAACAGCTACCTCGACAGTGAGACACTGCATACCAGCGCGTATGTACTGCGCAAACTGAAATCCGTCATTACCAGTAAGTACGGGCGTCACAAGCTTGCCAGTGACGGTACCCGCTTTGGTCCCGGTCAGGCGATTGTCACCCCGGCGGTGATCAAAGGGGAACTGCTGGCAACCTACCGTCAGCTTGAGCGTGCGGGGATCGTGGAAAACTACGAACTGTTTAAGCAGTACCTGGTTGTGGAGCGTGATGCCAGCGATCCGAACCGCCTGAACACGCTGTTCCCGCCTGACTATGTTAACCAGTTGCGTGTCTTTGCCGTGGTTAACCAGTTCCGTCTTCAGTATTCAGAGGAGTCTGCATAATGGCCCGTATCGGGGGAACCTGTTATTTCAAAATTGACGGTCAGCAGCTATCGCTGACCGGCGGCATTGAGGTGCCCATGAACAGGACGGTCAATGATGACATCATCGGCCTGGACGGTTCAGTGGACCGCAAGGAAACTCACCGTGCGCCTTATGTCAAAGGGACCTTCAAGGTGCCGAAGAATTTTCCGGTGAGCAAAATCACCTCGTCTGATGAGATGACCATCACTGCCGAGCTGGCAAACGGTCAGGTCTATGTACTGTCGTCTGCCTGGCTGCACGGCGAAGCGAACCATAATGCCGAAGAAGGCACGGTCGATCTTGAGTTCCACGGTGAAGAAGGGGATTACCAGTAATGAAAGAGCTTGAGTTAAAGAAACCGATTACCGCTCATGGCGAGACACTCTCCGTACTGGAGTTTGATGAGCCCACCGGGAAAGATGTCCGCGAGCTGGGATATCCCTACCAGATGAATCAGGATGAGTCCGTCAGACTTCTGGCGCATGTGGTATCGAAATACATCGTGCGGCTGGCGAAAGTGCCGCAAAGCTCTGTCGACCAGATGTCTCCGGCAGACCTGAATGCAGCGGCGTGGCTTGTGGCCGGTTTTTTCCTCCAGGCCTGACGGCTGAATACCTCACTGATCGCTTCTTTGACTGCGCCAGTTACTGGCGCATTAATCCCTTCGAATTGCTGAATATGCCGATCAGTGAAATTCCCTTGCTGGTCAGTCAGGCAAACAGGATAGAGCAGGAGAAACGCACACATGGCTGAATTTGAGCTTAAGGCGTTGATCACCGGTGTCGACAGGCTTTCTCCCGCGCTGTCGAAAATGCAAAAGAAAATCCGGGGATTTAAACGCCAGGCGGAAGAAGCGTCACAGGGTGGGCTGGCGCTTGGTGGCGGACTGGCAGCGGGTCTGACGCTTTCCCTGAAATCTTATGCCGATCAGGAAAACGCCGCCACCGGGCTGAAAGTCGCCATGATGGATGCGAACGGCGAGGTTGGAAAGAGCTTTCAGGACATCAATAAACTGGCTATTGGCCTGGGTAACCAGCTACCCGGTACAACGGCTGATTTCCAGAACATGATGCAGATGCTGGTGCGTCAGGGGATCCCGGCAGAAAACATTCTTGGTGGTGTGGGTAAAGCGACAGCTTATCTTGCGGTACAACTGAAAAAAACACCGGAAGCGGCTGCTGAGTTTGCTGCAAAGATGCAGGATGCTACCGGAACGGCGTCAGAAGACATGATGGGGCTGTTCGACACTATCCAGAAGGCGTTTTATCTGGGCGTTGATGATACCAACATGTTGTCCTTCTTCACTAAAACCAGTTCTGTTCTGAAAATGGTGAATAAGGACGGTCTTCAGGCTGCACAGAGTCTTGCCCCCATCAGTGTCATGATGGATCAGATGGGGATGAACGGGGAGTCGGCAGGTAATGCCCTGCGAAAAGTTATCCAGTCCGGATTAAGCGTTAAGAAAATCAGGGACGTCAATAAAATCATGGCCCGCCAGAAACTCGGGGTACAGCTCGATTTTACTGATGGCAAAGGGAGTTTTGGCGGTCTTGATAACATGTTCAGGCAACTGGCAAAGCTGCGAAAACTGACCGACGTTAAGCGAACCGGTGTACTTAAGGCAATATTTGGTGATGATGCCGAAACCCTTCAGGTGGTCAATGCGCTGATCGATAAAGGAAAGGATGGCTACGATCAGATCCAGCAGAAGATGAATAAACAGGCCAGCCTGAATAAACGTGTTCAGGCTCAGCTTGGTACGCTGTCCAACCTGTGGGAGGCAATGACGGGGACCGCAACTAACGGCCTTGCGGCTATTGGCGGCGCATTTTCTGGTGACGCTAAAAATATCACGCAATGGCTGGGGGAGTTAGGGGAAAAATTCACGAAGTTTGCGGATGAAAATCCCCGGGTTATTCGCGGCGTCGTCGGGCTTGCTGCCGGTCTTGCGATTCTGAAACTGGGATTGATGGGCGTTGGCGGTGCCATCAGTATTGTCAGCAGGATCATGTCGATGACGCCGATTGGCATGATTGCGACGGCGATAGCCCTCGCTGCGGGATTAATTATCACTAACTGGGATGTTGTCGGACCTTATTTTAAGAAACTCTGGGAAACCATTGGTCCTTATTTTGAGACTGGCTGGGAACTTCTTAAGAAGGTTTTTGCCTGGTCGCCGCTGGGGATGGTGATCAATAACTGGGGACCGGTTGTTAAGTGGTTTCAGGATATGTGGGACAAGCTGAAGCCAATTATTGAGTGGTTTACCGACAGTTCCGGTGACACGGTCGATGCCATTAACTCTGCGCAGTGGGGCGCGGGTGCTTATGATGCTTATGGGACGGGAATACCGGCGCGGGGATACACACCTTATCCGGCGGTAGATCCGGCTCAGTCAAACAACGCCTCCGATGCCACAGGCCTGAATCCCTTCATGATTAACAAAGCTTCTGCGCCAAAAGTTGATGGTGAGATCAAGGTCTCTTTTGTGAATTCGCCTCCGGGTATGCGGGTTATGGAAACGCGATCCAGCGGTTTTGATGTCAGCCATGATGTTGGCTATACGCGCTTTGGCAGGTAATGAAAAATTAATCTGTTAATGAGTCCCACTCCGGTGGGATTTTTTATGTACGGAGTTTATATGACGTGGAAAGACAGACTTCAGGACGCGTCATTTCGCGGTGTGCCGTTTAAGGTTGAAGAAGAGAGTGCGGGAACCGGTCGTCGTGTGGAAACGCACGAATACCCGAACCGCGACAAACCCTATACCGAAGACCTGGGGAAAATCACTTTCCGCCCGTCCATCACGGCTTATGTGGTGGGAGATGACTGCTTTGACCAGCGCGATCGCCTGATTGACGCGCTGAATAAACCCGGTCCCGGCACGCTTGTCCATCCGACTTACGGTGAGCTGAAAGTCTGTGTTGACGGAGAGGTTCGGGTCAGCACATCGAAGAGTGAAGGGCGTATTGTCCGCTTTGACCTGAAGTTTGTCGAAGTGGGAGAACTCTCTTACCCCACATCAGGTGCGGCGACGGCGCAGACGCTGATGTCATCCTGTTCTGCACTGGATGACTGCATCAGTGACAGTTTCAGTAGTTTCAGTATCGATGGCGTGGCAGATTTTGTGCAGAACGACGTCGTCGGTAATGCCAGCACAATGCTTGGGTATGTTTCTGATGCGATGAAAGTGGTGGATTCTGCCGTATCGGATGCCGCCAGGCTGTTGCAGGGGGATATCTCGGTACTTCTGCCGCCGCCATCGTCAGGCAAAAATTTCGTTGAGCAGGTGCAGAAAATGTGGCGTACCGGGAAACGCCTTTATGGTAACGCCAGCGACCTGGTCACCATGATCAAAACGCTTTCCGGTGTCAGCCTCGGCAGCGATCTGCAACCGCGCGGCGTCTGGAAAACGGACAGTAAAACCACCGCCACGGCTACGCAGCAGCGTAACGTGGTTGCCAGCACCCTTCGTACGACCGCAATCAGCGAAGCGGCGTATGCCGTCACCCGATTGCCTGCGCCAACAACTTCCGCGGTGATGCAGAATGCCGCAGTGGGGCAGGCAACAACACCTGCGCAGAGCACTGGCTGGCCTTCCGTCACGCATCCGGCACTGAACAATGCACCGGCGGTGAAAAACACAGTTGACCTGCCGACGTGGGAAGAACTGACTGACATTCGCGACACACTGAATACGGCAATTGATAAGGAGTTGTCCCGTACAACCAGTGATGCGCTGTTTCTGGCGCTGCGCCGGGTGAAAGCAGATCTGAATGCGGATATCAACACGCGCCTTGAACAGTCTGCACGGATCATTCAGCGCACGCCGGATGAGGTTTTACCCGCGCTGGTGCTGGCGGCGACCTGGTTTGATAACGCGGCGCGTGACGCGGACATTATCCGGCGTAATGCCATTACGCATCCCGGCTTTGTGCCGGTGATCCCTCTGAAGGTGCCAGTGCAATGAACGATAACGTCACGCTACGGGTAAATGGCCGGGAGTGGAATGGCTGGACATCGGTGCGCATCGGTGCCGGTATTGAACGGCTGGCGCGGGATTTCAGTGTGGAGATCACTCGCCAGTGGCCGGGAGATGAGGGTATCACCACGCTTCAGCCGCGCATTAAAAACGGTTCAAAAGTGGAAGTGCTGATTGGTGATGAGCTGGTGATCACCGGCTGGGTGGAGGCGACGCCCGTTCGGTACGATGCCCGTTCGGTCAGCACCGGTATTGCCGGACGTAGTCTGACGGCTGACCTGATTGACTGTGCAGCCGAACCGACACAGTTTAACGGACGCTCGCTGGTGCAGATTGCGCAGGCGCTTGCTGCGCCTTTCGGTATTGAGGTGGTGAACAGCGGTGCGCCGTCGGGTGTTATTCCTGATGTTCAGCCTGATCACGGTGAAACGGTGATTGAGGTAATCAACAAAATACTCGGTCAGCAGCAGGCGCTGGCTTACGACGACCCGCACGGCAGGCTGGTGATTGGCGGTATTGGCTCAACGCGGGCACATACCGCGCTGGTACTTGGGGAAAACATCCTTTCCTGTGATACGGAGAAGAGTATCCGGGAGCGGTTTTCTGTTTACCAGGTGGCGGGGCAGCGTGCCGGAAACGACGATGATTTCGGTGAGGCCACCACCACCGCGCTGCGGGCCTGCACAGAGGACGCATTTATTGCCCGTTACCGTCCGATGTATATCAGGCAGACAGGGCAGGCTACGGGGGCAGGCTGTATTGCGCGTGCTGACTTTGAAGCCCGGCAACGGGCGGCGCGGACGGATGAAACCACCTATGTGGTGCAGGGCTGGCGACAGGGTAACGGTACGCTGTGGCAACCCAACCAGCGGGTGATTGTCTTTGATCCGGTCTGTGGTTTTGACAATACCGAACTGCTTGTTTCGGAAGTCACGTTTACTCAGGACCAGAACGGCACCCTGACGGAAATCCGTGTCGGCCCGCCTGATGCTTATCTGCCTGAACCTGAAGCCCCCGGCGCGCGGAAAAAGAAAAAAGCCAGAGTACAGGAGGACCCGTTCTGATGAGGACGATTGAAGCCATGCAGCGACAACTTCTCGGCCTGATTGGGCGGGCAGTGGTGAAAAGCATCAGTGCCGCCACGAAATGTCAGACCGTGGATGTGTCCCTGATTGCCGGTGAACCCAAAGCCGGGGTTGAACATCTTGAACCCTACGGTTTTACCGCAAGGGCAAACAGCGGTGCGGAAGCGGTGGTGTTGTTTCCGGATGGCGACCGTTCTCATGCGGTGGTTGTTACGGTGTCGGACCGGCGCTACCGCCTGAAAGGGCTGCAGACGGGTGAGGTGGCTGTCTATGACGATCAGGGGCAGTCTGTGACGCTGACCCGGGAGGGGATCGTGGTGGACGGTGCAGGTAAAACGATCACGTTTCGCAATGCGCCCAGAGCACGTTTTGAAATGGACCTGGAAGTGACCGGACAGGTGAAAGACCTGTGCGACTCCGGCGGCACCACCATGTCAGCGATGCGGCTTGCCTATAACGGCCATTGTCACAGAGAGAACGGTCAGGGCAGTAACACCGACAAACCGGATAAAGCGATGGAGGCATGATGGAACTGTGGCTGACGGTGAACGGTAAACGCACCTGCGCCAGCGCACCGCTGGATCCGCTGACCCGCGCCGTGGTGATTTCCCTGTTTACCTGGCGGCGGGCGGAGCCTGATGACAATGCCGACGTCCCGATGGGATGGTGGGGGGATACCTGGCCTGCGGTACAGAATGACCGTTACGGCTCCCGGCTGTGGCTGCTTCAGCGCGGCAAACTGACCAATCAGCTGGTGCAGACGGTAAGGGGGTATATCCGCGAATGCCTGCAATGGATGATTGATGACGGTGTGGTGTCCCGTATTGATCTGGATATCCGCCGCACCGGGATTAATGAACTGGGTAACAGTATCACTCTCTGGCGTCGTGACGGACCGGTAATGATTTCTTTTGATGATCTGTGGAGTGCGATAACGCATGGCGGACAGTGAATTTCAGCGCCCGACGCTGGCAGAAAATATCAGTATGCTCCGTAACGATTTATTCGCCAGGCTGGACGTCAGCGACACGCTCCGGCGCATGGATGAAGACGTGCGGGCAAAGGTGTATGCGGCGGCGCTGCATACGGTTTACGGTTACATCGATTATCTGGCAATGAACATGCTGCCTGACCTGTGCGATGAGTCCTGGCTGGCGCGACATGCTGCGATGAAACGGTGTCCGCGCAAGGGGGCCACGTCTGCCAGCGGGTATATGCGCTGGGAAGGTGTCAGCGATGGCCTGAAGGTGACCGCCGGGAGTGTTATTCAGCGCGATGACCTGGTTCAGTACACGGCAACTTCTGATGCAACCAGCTCAGGTGGAGTCCTGCGCGTGCCGATCGCCTGCTCAACTGCAGGCGCGGTCGGTAACGCTGACGACGGTACGGCATTAATCCTGGTCACGCCGGTGAATGGTCTGCCGTCTTCCGGTGTGGCAGATACCCTGACTGGCGGATTCGATACTGAAGATCTGGAAACGTGGCGCGCCCGCGTCATTGAGCGGTATTACTGGACGCCGCAGGGCGGGGCTGACGGGGACTATGTCGTCTGGGCTAAAGAAGTGCCCGGCATTACCCGCGCATGGACATACCGTCACTGGATGGGAACGGGGACTGTCGGTGTGATGATTGCCGGCAGTGACCTGATTAATCCCATTCCGGAAGAATCAACGGAAACGGCGGCAAGACAACATATCGGGCCACTGGCCCCGGTGGCAGGCTCTGATTTGTATGTGTTCAGGCCGGCGGCGCATACGGTGGATTTTCATATCCGCGTGACGCCGGACACACCAGAAATACGGGCTGCCATTACCGCGGAGTTGCGTTCGTTCCTGCTGCGTGATGGTTATCCGCAGGGAGAACTGAAGGTATCGCGTATCAGTGAGGCGATTTCCGGTGCGAACGGGGAATACAGCCATCAATTGCTTGCACCGGCGGACAATATCTCCATTGCAAAAAATGAACTGGCGGTTCTGGGGACGATTTCATGGACGTGACAAACGATGATTACATCCGTCTGTTGTCGGCACTGCTGCCGCCCGGTCCGGCGTGGTCAGCCAGCGATCCGGCGATTGCCGGTACGGCACCGTCATTAACCCGTGTTCATCAGCGTGCGGATGCCCTGATGCGGGAGCTGGATCCGCGCACCACCACCGAACTGATAAACCGCTGGGAGCGTCTGTGCGGCCTGCCGGATGAATGTATTCCTACAGGGACACAGACCCTTCGCCAGCGCCAGCAACGGCTGGATGCGAAGGTTAACCTGTCGGGTGGCATCAACGAGGATTTTTATCTTGCACAGCTTGCTGCCCTGGGCAGACCAGATGCTACCATCACGCGATACGACAAAAGCACGTTCACCTGCTCATCGGCCTGTACTGACGCGGTGAATGCGCCGGAATGGCGGTATTACTGGCAGATCAACATGCCAGCCGCCACCAACACCACCTGGATGACATGTGGCGATCCCTGTGATTCCGCACTGCGTATCTGGGGCGACACCGTTGTCGAATGTGTGCTTAACAAACTCTGCCCGTCGCATACCTACGTAATTTTTAAATATCCGGAGTAATCCATGCATCGTATAGACACGAAAACCGCGCAGAAGGATAAGTTCGGCGCGGGTAAGAACGGTTTTACCCGTGGTAACCCCCAGACTGGCACGCCTGCCACCGATCTGGATGATGACTACTTTGATATGTTGCAGGAAGAACTCTGCAGCGTGGTGGAGGCATCCGGTGCCAGCCTGGAGAAGGCGCGGCACGACCAGTTGCTTACCGCGCTTCGTGCGCTGCTGTTAAGCCGCAAGAATCCGTTTGGCGATATCAAATCGGATGGCACGGTGAAAACGGCTCTCGAAAACCTTGGTTTGGGAGAA